AAGGCATATTCTTACTCGATTATATAAAGTGTATTAGCATCAGGTGTGATTGCATCATACGCTGATTGTGTCATTCTTCTAATATTTCTGATTGGATTAGTATCAGTCTCATCACTTTGCACTGGTCTTGAAACTGATGATGTAGATGTTAATGTTCCTGTTGCCACTACATTTCCACTAACGTCAAGTTCTAATGCAGTATCACTACCTACATTACCAGAATATGCAAACTTAAATTTATCGGAATCAGAATTATCAATACCAGTTACCCAACGTCGAAGACTTGTTAATAAATATTGTACTGTTGCATCTCCAGTACCATCATTCTCAACTGTAATACCAACTGATGAACCAACCGCTGAATCATCTTGCTTAACGTGTAATGTACTTACTGGTGCAGTGATTCCTATCCCAACTCTATTATTTGTTGAATCAACTTTTAAGGTATTCGTATCGACCGTTAAGTCACCAGAAACTGTAAGTGATGTTAATGTTCCAAGAGAAGTAATATCACCAGAGTGTTGTGTTACGCTACTTGATGCAATACCATCATCATCAATAGTACCTGAAGTAATCTTACTTGCAGGTAAGTTTCCAATATATGTTGCATCGATTGCTGTACCTTGCCATGTTCCACTTGTAATAGTTCCAACACCAGTAATATTCGGTTGAGATGCGGTTGTTAATGTGGCATCTAAGTTCCCTGTTGTGATTGTTAAATCACCAGCTGAACTTGCAGCTGATGCAGTTGTACCTATTACAAATTTATCTGCAGATTCGTCCCAAAGTATTGCTGCATTATCTCCACTACTTCCTCTTTCAATAATAAAACCAGAGTCATTAAGATTTGCTCCTGTTAATCCACGATTTAATCCAATAATATTGTCTGATACATTAAGGTTTGATGAATTAACCGTATTGGTTGTTCCCTGCACAGTTAAGTCACCGGCTATTGTCACATTACCACTTGCTGCAATATCACCTTCAACATCTAATTCAACACCACTTGCAGCAACCTTTCCTATACCAACCTCACCTGTAGAATTGATAGTCATTCTTTGGGCTGGGGCATCGACCCCATCAGCTTTAGTATAAAATCTTAAATCGCCACCTCTGTTAGTTGCGGTTGAACCAACGATATCAGAAGCAATATATGCTATCTCATCTTTAGCAGCGGTTGCACCCTCTTCATTTAAGAATACAATTGTACCTGCATTACCAGATGTTCGATTAGTTCCTAATGTAAGAAGACCTCCATAAGATGTACCACCATCAACAAATATTTCTGGTGCAGCACTTCCGACTGGTGCGATATGTAATTCAGTTTCAGGCGAAGTTTCTTTAATACCTACTTTACCATCAGATTTAAATATAACTGCTTGTGTTTTAGCCGGTAAGAATTTAATGTCTTTAGATGCATTGGTCGCAATTGATATATCACTTGTTCCGTAAATTGATTCACCATCGAGGTATAGATTATCACCAGCAGCCGCATTTGTATTTGCATCAGATTGTAATCTCAATATTGCTTGAGCGACATTCGCAAAATTGTTTTCAGCTAAAGTAGCAGTTGATTCATAAACATGAAGTTTATTGGTTGGTTTACCATTTGTTGCGGCTGAAGCATTAACTCCAATACCAACATTATCAGGTGTCTTAGCAGCTTGGCTATCTGTTATTCCTTTATATCCACCATTAATATTAACATCACCATTATTAAAGAATACAATTTCTGCACCACCCGTTTGAGATCGAGACATTATAAATGGACCACCCGAGGCAGTTCCTTTATAATACATCTCCATAAAATCAGTTGTACTTGTATTATGAGTAATTGCTAATCCAGTACCAGATGCATTACTTCCAACAATTGTTAATTTTCCTTTTTGTTTAGTAGTTGATGTATCACCAATCTGAACTTTATTTGTAGAATCATCTACGAAAAGAGTACCACTATCAACATTCAAATCATCGTCGAATGTGACTGCTCCAGTTGCACGAAGTGTTCCATTAACATCTAAGCTATACGATGGTGTGGTATCATTTATACCTATTCTAGCATTATCGCCATCAAGTGTAAGTACTGCAAGTTTTTGATTATCATCAGAGCTTCTTTGAGTCGTCAGATAAATATTGCCATAAGTAGTTCCATGACCTTCTGAATTTATATATAAATCACCAGCTGCATTTGTTATGGTATGTGCAGTATCATTTCCTGTACTTGTTTCTGTTAATCTTAACATAGATGCCTGGCCACTTACTGATAACATACCAGTTCCACTTGATTTAGTTATTGTGATATCATCTGATGTTCCAAGAGTTCCACCAATAGTTGCATTTCCTGTAGTATCCAGAGTTCCTGCAACATCGATTCCTGCAGAATCAATATTTAACATATTATTCTCATAACCAATCTTAATTGTATTAGCATCTTTATTATAAGTATTCTTACCTATAGCAATACAATTACCTTCAGCTTGAGAACCTGGACCTATCTGATATCCTTTATAACGTCCAACATTGTTAGACCAAAAAGTCATTAATTGGTCACCGGCAGTATATCTATGAATACCATCGAGTGTTCCTTTAAATACTCCCACTACAGATGAACCAGAAATAGTAGATAATGTTAGGTTACTTGCTGGTTCAAATACTCTTCCATATACACATGTTACTTGAGTTGATGAATCTTTAGTTAAAACGTGAGCTACTTCAGCGGCTTGGAAACCTCCAGTTCCGTCAGTAACAATTGTTAAAGTATCATTAACTTCTAATCCGTGAGCTGCAGCAGATGTAAATTGTACTAATTTTTGTAATCCAGTTGCTCGTGTAGGTTCATCAATAACTGTTAATGTTTTAGTTGCTTCTAGTTCTATATCGTTTCTAAATGATAAAGAAACATCATCAGCTATTGAAACATTTGTACTTACCTTTATTTGAGTTGCACTTAATACTTCATTTACTTGAACTCGACCAGTTATACCAGTTCCAGTCACATACATTGATTCATTTAATGTACCTGATAGATTATCGATATTAATTATATTAGAACTGGTGACTTGTCCGTTTACGTCGGCTGTTGCAATTCCACCAATCTTATCGATAGAGAAAGTTGTTGTATCACTTAAAGCACTTTGAGCTGTTCCAGTACCTCCAGCATCAGTAGAGATTGGAACTTCGTCTTTAGTCTTATAATTACCTGCATATAGAACCACGGTTGCAGTTGCTCCACTTACGGCAGTGACTTTAGCGAAATGAGTTTGAGCAACGAATGGTCCTACGAAGTCAGTGGTAACTGTCACTCGAATTAAATCATCTAATGATAAAACTGCTTCTCGATTTGCCTGACTATTAAATGTAAATATTGTATTCTGTGATTGAGAGAAAGGTACCTGTTCTGTCTGAGCTCGTCCATTTGGATTAGCATTTGTCTTGTTAAAGTCTTGGTCAGCTTGAACATTCCACCCTACGAGATTAGATAAAGATAAATCAGTTGAACCGATAGCTCTTGTAATTCTATGCCAGTTCCAAAATGCAGCTTTATCATTTCTTAAGTTATTAGATTGGATTGCATAATATTGTTCTTCAACTCTTTCAATGTTCTTGACTTCACTTCTGCCTTGAGCTGTGATTCTATCAATCTTCTGAATAGTATGAAAGTGATTTGAGTTATCTGCGAATCCACCAGGTACCGAACTATTCTTAAATAAATCGTGAGTGACTACAACTGGTCCACCAAAATCAATAAAGGTTCCTGTATCATCAGTTGCTCTAGTTCGAAGAACTGCGGTATTTGCAATATGATTATCACCTTTTATAATATTAACATTACCATCAATGACCAATTTTCTATCTGCAGATGATGTACCAATACCAACGTAATTGTTACTTGCTCCTGTGGCCATATCTACACCATTCTCTAATGTAGTAGAACCGGATACATGAAGTTTAGATGTTGGAGATGTTTTACCGACTCCAAAGTTTCCACCATCATAAAAAGTATTACCATCTGGTTTAAATTTAATTACTGATATTTGAGAACCATTTTTCTTAAGTTGTAATTTAAAATTCTTTGTACCTTCACCACTTCCACTTAAGTCACCTTCATATGCTATAGCAAATTCATTATTGGCTGAAGTATTATGTTTGATTCTTATACCACCACTATTAAAGTATCCTTTTTGAATTTCTAATCCATTTGCATTAGAAAGTAAAACTTGGCCAGCTATAGTTAGATTAGCCAGAGTTCCTACTGAAGTTATATTAGTTGCAGCTGATGGTAATCTTCCATTAGCAATAGTACCACTTGATATATTGGATGCATTTAGATTAGTTAATCCACTTCCATTTCCTGTTATGGTTCCAGTAAAAGTCGGAGATGCAATATTTGCTTTTAAATCTAAAGCAGTCTGTGTTGCAGTTGAAATCGGTAATAATTTAGGTGATGAGTTAGTTACTTGGTCTAATCCTACATCGGCTTTTGTTGTATTATGTGGATTACTTAATGCTATATGATTATTTAAATCTGTAGCAGTCGAAATATCTGCTTCTGATCTTGTTCTATTTTTAAATTTACCTGATGTCGAATCGTAAACTAATAATTCAAATTCACCAATAGCGGTTAAATCGACATCAGTCATTTCCGCAATAGAATTTTGCGCGGCTAATAAAGCATCTACTTGAGTATTAGTATATACATCACCAGTATTTACTTTTCCATTCAGACTTGTTAATATCGCATTGATTTGATTTGGACTATCATTTAATGCTGCTGCTATTTCATTTAAAGTATCTAAAGAAGTAGGTGCACCATCTAATAATGCTTGAACTTTTTGAGATACGAAAGAGGTTGTTGCAATCTGCCCACTACTATTATTAACATTAGCAGTCGGCGCAGTTGGGATTCCAGTAAATGCAGGATTAGTGAACATTGATACTTTAGATTCATTATCAACGTTACCAAGTCCTACTCCAGCTGCATTAATACCTGCTTCAGATAATGTCTGATTTGAAAATTTATTAATTGCTGCATCCCAAGCTATAATATCATTATCAGTTAAACTAGAAATGCTAGTATCATTTAATTCTATTAAAGTATCTTTACCTTCGACTAGAGCATCTACTTCTGAAGTAGAATAGGCTCCGACTTGACTTGCAGTTACGTTATGTGGATTGGTAGCAGATACGTGAGCATTTAATTCAATGTCTCTTGTTATCCCACTAGGAATATCTGATTCAGTTATTTCACTACGGATAGTTGCAGAAGATTTATTTTCTACATTTCCTAAAGAAATTGTTGAAGCAGTAATATTGTGTGGATTAGTAGCTCCTGTATGAGTTGCCAATTCTGTATCTCTAGTAATGGTTGAAGGTATATGTGAGTCAGTTATACCGGCTCTAATTTCTTCAGGTGATTGATTAGAAACATTTCCTAATCCAACTTGAGATTTAGTTACAGAATGTGGATTATTTGTTAAAGACGTATGAGCACTAAGTTCAGTATCACGAGCTATACCACTAGGTATATGAGATTCGGTTATGCCTGCTCTAATTTCTTCAGGTGATTGATTAGAAACATTTCCTAATCCAACCATAGTTGGGGTTATGCCAGTAACGGTACCTGTAAAATTAGGATTATTTATCGGAGCCTTAAGTGCAATGTTTGATGTATTAGTTGATATATTAGATGTATTAGTACTAATGCTTGATGCTTGAGCTGATTGAGTTGCAGCATCTGCAATGCCCGCTTCAGATAAAGTTTTATTAATATATTTTGATGATGCATTATCATAAACTATAATCTCACCATCACCAATTGTAGTTATAGTGGTATCTGTTAATCCTGCCAATGAGCCAGAACTTATTCCACCTAGTAATTGTTGAACAAAGGCGGTAGTTGCAATCTGAGTTGTGTTTGTGGGAGAATCCGCAGTCGGTGCTGTCGGAATCCCAGTAAACGCAGGATTGGTAAACATTGTTGTCTTTGATTCATTTGTAACATTACTTAATCCTAATTGACCTAATGTGGTTTCAGTACTAGATAATGTTACTGGGACTATTTTCTTATCTACATTAATAGATGCAGTCAAAGAAGTATTTGAATTTGATATTGATGCCTTTATGTCAGCCATATTTTTCCTTAATAGTAACTAGATGATTCTCCACCGGAATTACCAGGTGAATTATTTGTTGTATCACTTGCACTTTCTGAATTACCAGAAGAAACAGTATCAGTTGCAGATTGAGCATTCTCTGATGCAGCTCCACCTCCGCCAATTGGATATACATGAACATATCCTTGTCCCATATACGTACTATGTTCAGCATATGTATTGGCAGTTACTTCAGCACCAGTCGTTGGGTGATACATTTTATGTACTACAAAATTTTCTTCTGTATATTTAAATTCTATTCCCTCACTTAATGGATTAGCTTGAGATGCCGAAGCCAGGATTTCAGCCTGACCTTCTAGTACTCGTATAACTTCACCTGATGAAGAAAATATCTCAATATCATAAACATATCGGCCAGGCTTCATCGCTTTAGTTTGAGCGGCCGTTAATGATATTGCTATAGTATCTTGAGCTGGAGAGTTTTCATTAATTGAACAGGTAAATGAAACGTATTTAGAAGAAGAATATGATTTTCTAAGTTTTCCTCTTGCTGAATAACTATTTAATTGAAATAAACCTGACGTTGATGATTCAACATTTACTGTAGTAGAAAATGTAGAACCCTGGTCGATATTGAAATTTGCTATAGTTGCCATCTTATAAATATCCTATATAGAGTTGATTATATACTCTATTTATAAGAGAAAGGCTATCAATATGAGTGATGAATTAAATAACTACCTCAATAATACTCAAATCAATATTTATAAAATGATTGATGGGTCAACGATAATAGCCCGATTAGTTGAAGATGATGGTGAAGAAATAATGGTTTCGAAACCTCAAGAAGTTATGCTAATGCCAGATGGTAAAAGTGTACAACTGATTATGAATGAATGGATGTATGGTTCTGACGAAGATGAAGATATAATCATTCATCACGATTCCATTATGTCTTATTCTTCTGCTTCATACAAGATGAAGAAGTTCTATTCTAAATGTATACTGCGAAATCGATTAGATGATCTCGCGGATAATTTGAATCTTAAATCCAAGACTTCTGACTCATCGGACTCTATTGAGACCAATCCTTTTGAGTTCCTTTCTTCAATTTTAGATGGTCTTGAACCTAAAGATTCATCAGAAGATGAGAAAGCAGAGGAATACAAAGAGGAAAATGATTTTCAGAAACGTCGCTGGGAATGGCCGTCTGAATTGGATTGATTAGACTATTATACCAAAGTAGTCAAACAATGTCAATAAAAACTTATGTTTTTTTAATTAAAAACTAAAAAAATTGTATTTACATTTACACAATATTATGGTATATTATATCCTATGAAAAATGAAAAATTAAAACCTAAACAGAAACCACATTATGTTAATAATAGGGATTTTTCTGAGGCGGTTGTAGAGCATGTAAAAGAAACTAATAAAGCCATTGAAGATGGCAATAGTGAACCAATCATACCTGAGTATATTGGTGAGTGTTTTCTAAAGATAGCAGAAGGTCTATCACATAAACCAAACTTTGTTAGATACACTTATCGTGATGAAATGGTAATGGATGCAGTCGAGAATTGTATTAAGGCAATCAATAACTATAACATAGAGGCTGCTACTAGAACAGGAAAACCCAATGCATTCGCGTATTTTACGCAAATATCCTACTTCGCATTTCTGCGTCGTATAGCTAAGGAGAAGAAACAACAGGATATCAAATTAAAATACATTGAGCAATCTGGTCTAGACGCATTTGCTTCATCTGGTGATTTTGCCGGTGATAGTATAGTAGAAAGATTAAAATCTAGAATCGATGCTGTTAAAGTAAAAGACCAAACATTAAAAGACTGGGCTCAAGAGCACGGGTTAAGTACAAGGAAAAAAAGAAAAATTAAAGAATGAAAATAGCCATTATTAACGATACTCATTGCGGAGTTAAAAACGGAAGCGATGTTTATCTAGATAATGCGGAATCATTTTATAATAATATATTTTTTCCTTATCTTGATAAACACGACATTAAATCAATCTTACATCTTGGAGATTATTATGACCATAGAAGATTTGTTAATTTTAAAGCTCTTGAGCGAAATCGACATATGTTCCTTGATGTTATTCGGAATAAAGGCATACATATGTCTATTGTTCCTGGTAACCATGATGTGTATTATAAAAATACTAACGACCTTTGTTCTCTAAAAGAATTACTTGGTCACTATACAGATTGCGTTAAGATATATATGGAGCCAACTGATTTAGAATTAGATGGTACCTCTATTGGATTAGTACCATGGATATGCCCAGATAATGAAAAGGAATGTATGGACTTTATTCAGAATACTAAGTCTCAAATTCTAATGGGTCACTTTGAGTTAGCTGGATTTAAATTCATGGCTAATGCTAGTATCAAATCACATGGTATGGGTACTGAAATCTTTAATCGATTTGATTCAGTATACTCTGGTCATTATCATACAAAGTCAAGTCAAAGTAATGTTACTTATCTTGGTACTCAAGTTGAGTTGACTTGGTCTGATGCGCATGACCCTAAATACTTCCATGTATTTGATACTGAAACTCGTGAGATGACTCCAGTAAGAAATCCATATACACTATTCCGTAAACTATATTACTCTGATGATGAACAATCAGATTACTCAGATGTTACAGGAAAGTATGTAAAGATTATCGTTTCTGAAAAAACTAACGCCTACGAATTTGATAAATACGTAGATAGAGTACAAGCTCTAAACCCGCAGGAATTAAAGATTGTT